TAAATAAAGATGCCGACAATTAATGATCCAGATGGAACACCAGTTGGGATTAACCACGAGAATAGGTTGAAAGGGGAGGCTGTTTGTACGAGCGAAGGTTCCCATTATTCACAGCATGAACAACAGCTATTTTCATGGTTGATCAGTGACAATACTTCCGGAGCAGAGTATGTGCTTGCAATCAGGAACGATGATCCAGTCAGGCACTTGTGTTTTCAGACAATCCGATGTGCAAGCGATGCTGACAGCATATGGACAGGCGCTTTTGGCACATGGTCAACCGTGGGGGGTGGAACTCCGGTATTAGCGTATAATGCCAGGGCGGATTCTGGGAAAGCGGCTTTGGCAACTGCGTATATGACCGCCACAAACATCGCTGAATTGAGACCGTTACTAAAAAGTTATGCTGCGGCGGGTAAAGAGGTTGTTTTCCGGCCAGATGGTAAGATTGTTCTCGGGTATCATGACGTACTCTATATCCATAATAGTGCGGCATCGACGGCCTACCTGACAACGATGATTTGGGGATTCTACAAGGAATTGGATCACTAATGTTCAAGCATTTTCTCGCAGATAAAGCCGGGACTCCGGTTGAGGTCAACCAGGACGCCGACGAGGATGTTGGCTTGGTGGTTGCTACTCGTGACCACAAGACATACATCCCGAAGGCTGCGTTCTTCATCAATGACACTTATGGTCGTGAGATGGCGCAAAACGCGTCTTACGGTGTTGGCGGTCTGCTGGTTCATGATGGGACTGATACCGTTGCATGGACGTTCAGTGAGCCGGTTGGTACGAAATGGACAGCTGACTCTACCGACAGGGCATACGATGGCACGAAATCGCTCAAGTGTGATAACCCCGCTGTTAACGATATCATGCAGGTTATTAACAATGTCGGCCCGGGTGATGATATTGATATGACCGGCAATTACGTTGCTCTGACCATGTGGATTAATGTTGACAAGGATTGGAAAAGCGGGGATTCGATTTCCGTTTACGCTCATGTGGGCGGGGCGCTGGTTGGGAATGTGGTGTATCTTGAGGATTATTTCAACCCCAGCAATGAAGATGATTGGCAATACATTAATATCCCACTGACGGACATGGGGATTGCCAGCAGCACCCTTGATGCTTTCAGGTTCAAATGCGAATCCAAGGAAGGGCCTAAAGCCCCCAAATTTTACATTGATGAATTAACCCTCCAAGCGTCAGGCGCACCGATTGATTATAAAATTGCACCTGCCAAAGGGACTTGGTTTCATATCAAGAGTTTTCAAACAACCTTTGTTGATGCGGTTAGTGCCGACAATGCCGATTCTACTATGATGCAACTATCCTACGATAAGATCTTGGGCATGACACCAGTCGCAGGTTTTGAGCGGAAACGGTATCAGGGAGACCCGGCTTCGCCATCCCATCGGTCACGGATGACAAACTTGATGGACATGCTGTCATCCCATAGCACAATAGTTACAAATCATGTCTCTGACGGGACCAATACGATGATAACATTGACTCAGACATTGCCGGAAAACATGATTGTCACGCTTAAGTCAGAAACCCTGGATAAGATTGTTTACAGTATCGAGGACGATTTTAGCCAGTTATTGTATTTTCGAGTTTCAGCTTGTGGTTATGTGGAGGAACGTTAAAATGGCGGTGAACAAACCTCGATGTCCGATGAATTTTCAGCAGTTTTGTGGCAAACAATGTGCTTGGTTCAATGGCGATGCCGGGCGATGTCAGATGCTCGAAGAGCATTCGGAGCTGGCCAAGGTTTATGGGCGGCTGGTGGTCAGCGTAAACGATGTCAAGCGAACGATTGATACTTTGGTTGAGCCGATTAAGGGTTTGACGAGGGAGCGAAAAAATGACTTACGTGGGTAGTTGGTTTGGCGCGGTACCTCCTGCGCCTTCGGGAACGACGAGTGCTGGGCAGTTTGGTGCGCCGGAAGCTATTGCTATTGCAGGCGGCATTGCTGCGAGATCCCTTGGTAGTCGAAACATTCTGTTGATTGGTGAGGGCGGAGCTGATGACTCGCTTGACAGGATTACTGGCTATGCTTCTGGTGATATGGTGGTTATAAGTCCTTATGATGGTGCGGTGACAATTACTGTGGTTGACGCTGTGGGGATGAATCTCCAAGGCGTGGACTTCGTAATGGACGACATCAACGACTCAATGATCTTGATGAACCAGGGAACCGATACCTGGAAAGAACTTAGCAGGTCGGCTAACTAGGAGGACAACATGAAGAAGCTTATTGTAGGTTTGTCGATTCTCTGCTTTGTTCATTTATTGAACATAGCTTGCTTTGCTGGAGATGGTGATCCAGTGCTTGAGGGTAAGATGGCAACTGGCAACATTATGACCACAGGTCATCTTGGTGTTGGTGATGTGCCAGCTTATCCACTCGACATCACTATGACAGCCACAGATACCTATGGCATCAATGTTGAAGGCGCAGCCGCCGACTACACTGGGGCCGATGCTTCCATTGGTATGGTAATCAATCGAGATGTTAATCGTGCAGCTGGGGATATTAACAACTACGCCGGTTGGCAATCATACGTCACTGTGAAGCACACAGATGCTACGATTGCTGGTGATTTATTTCTTTATGGTAACATTACCAGAGCCCAAAACGACGGCGCGAGATTGACAATCGAGGACGCAACTGACCGCCAGTATTGGGAAGTTGGAGTCCATAGCACGGTCAAGAACGAGGGAAACTTTGACACTGACGCGGCAGGGAATTTCGTGGTCAGGTTTATCGGCTATTATGCTTATGTGTGGGCCGACACCTACGATGTGTTTGACACAAGCACAACTTCTCCGGCCAACATCTTCTCAGCGATGGGAGTTGATATTAAGGTCGAGCATGTTCCGACACTTAACGGTACAGCGACTGGAACATTTAACTCTTATGGGGTTTATGTTGGAGAGGTGAGCGGTGACACTGCTGGAACATCGAGTGCCTACGGAATCTACATTGCTGACGCCGTGAGTGGGGCCGACACTAACTATGCCTTTTACTCCGCTGACGCTGATGCTAGTTATTTCGCCGGAAACATAACTTCCAATCTAAACCTGGCCGGGACCACTTATGGCTCTGATGGGTCGATTAGCGATGCCGACCTGCTCTCGGTTGACGATGGCGCGACGACTACCATTGCTGTCGGTGGCGGAGTTGGAAGTCCGATTGTGTGGACTACTGCGACCGGAACTGGCGCACCTGCGAGGGCCGACAGCCCCACATTCACTACTGCTGTAGGCCTGACATCTGGCGCCCTCACACTTGGAAATGGGAATCTTGTGCTTGGGACTTCTGGCAATGGAGTTGACTTTTCAGCGGATACCGATGCAGGCCATGTTTCTGGACTTAACCTTTCTAATGGCGGAACTGGCTACACAACCGGAGATTTGATCTTTAGTGGTGGCGGAGGTACTGGCGCAGCTGGTACTTTTGTCGCAGCCGCTGGTATAATCACCTCGGCGACGCTGACTAACGGTGGAAGCGGATATACGTCAGTGCCTACTGTTGATGGTGATGTAGGTGGAGGTGGGGATGCAGTTATTGAAGCGCAGTTAGTGTTACCTTCTAGTGAACTTCTGGCTGATTATGAGTTTGGGACTTGGACGCCTCGTATTACTTTTGGTGGGTCTGCTATTGGCATGACGCATGGTGAGGGTAGTGGTTACTATACTAAAGTTGGTAGGGTTGTTACAGTAACTGGCACGATTCGGCTAACTGCAAAAGGCACGTCTACTGGCTCGGCCGTTATAACTGGGTTTCCTTATCCGACTGTAACTGGTGCTCCCTATAGTGAGCCACGAGTTGGTGGGGTTATTGGTTCAGCAAGTGCCTTCACAACCATAACAAACATCAAGTTTTACATGGATCATACCGCTTCGACAGCCTCACTCCTATTTGATCTAGGAACTGCTGTAACAGACGCTCACTTTCAAAATACTTCAACGCTAAATGGTATTTCCGCAACTTATATTACAAACTAAAGGAGTAAACTATGTCCAGGGCAGAATACACATCAGATTTAGTAACGAAAGATGGGCCGGTTGTAGATGTTCGTGCCTATGGTGATGCTTTGACCGAGGTGCCGATCAACTTGGCCATTACAGCTATCGGGGCGTCGAACAAGGTTTTGCTTATTCCCTCTGGCGCGTGGACTATTTCAAATGCTATTACGATTCCGGCTAACGTGACGCTGAAGATTCTGATCGGCGGAGTGCTGACCAACAGTTCGACCATTACTATTGGTGGGCCGATGGAGGTTGGGCGTTACCAGGTGTTTGCTGGAGTTGGAACGGTGACCATTGCAGCGACATCGACAAAAGATGTTTATGCTGAGTGGTTCGGCGCGACTGAGGGTGTTGATAACTATGCCACAGTCACTGCTGCTATTGGTGCGATTACTACAGGGTCTGGCGTTACCTTGCATATTCCCACCTCGCTATATACGAAAGTAGTTGTAGTTGACAAAGCTGATGTGATTGTTGACTTTGGTGGGTCTCATCAGACCTTTGATGCCGCTTATGCTCTCGGTGTGGGTAACGACTGGGATGTTTATGATACTATGTTTGTGGCTAATGCAAATAACATAACTTTCATAGAAGGAAGATTTTACTTTGGGGCGAAGTCTGGTGTTGGAGATTATATCTGGTTTGTTAACAGCGGGATTAGAGGTGGGGGAGTTGACAGATGCAAGTTTTATAATCTTCCTTATGATGTTGGTGGAGTGGCCGTTCAGGTAAGGGTCGCCGCAGTGGGCATCATGATCACTAATTGCTATTTTGAGAACTGTTGTGGAAGTGTGTCACATCAAGGCCAGCATGGGGTGATAGATAACTGTGTGGCTTATGTAACTGCTGCTCAGGTAACAAGTAGCCCAGGTGTGACTGACCAGGCTTTTGGAATTGATGGAAGTAGTGGGTGTTCGATCACTAATTGTAAGGTGATTAAAACTGCTGGTGCGCCGTATAGTGGAGCGTGTATTGGGGCTAATACTACAACAACGAACTTTGTGATTTCAAACAACTTTGTTTATGGAGTTCATGGTGGAGTAGGGATTTATGCTGTTGCTTCAGATTATGGTGTAATATCTAACAATGTAGTTGATGGTGGGACAGCTGCTTCTGTTGGAGCTTGGGCACTTATGAAGGTTACTGATACTTGTTCTAATATTGTTGTGTCTAATAATCTATTCAGACGACCTCCAGCGACTGGGGTTACTGGTGGTTATGCACTTGATATTGCCACTGGAAATAATATTGTAGACGGCAACTTGCTTGATGTAAATGATGGAGGTACACTCTTTGGGGCGATACTTGTTCGAGAAGCAGATACTCCAGCAGGCCTCACTATATCTAACAACGTCATTCATAATAATGGAACTGGAGTTTGGTTTAGCTTTACAAACAACAATATGATTCCGATAGTGCTTAAAGGAAACAAATATTCTGGTACTTCATCTACACCGTACAATGGAGCAAGTTTAATCCAAAACGCTCCTATATATCTTGAAAATGAAATTTTTGTAGATGGTGCTGCCAGGTTGACTCCCAGCTTTACGTCACCGAAATATCAAAGACCGTTTTTGAACTCTCGAACTGGTGATTTTCCATTTTCGTTTGGGCTAAGCACAACTATGCACGCAGGTGAGGAACCTGCTGCTGGGAACTACGATGGAAGTTCTTACACTCAGGGCGATATCATTTGGAACCATGATGTTGGAACAGGCGGATCGCCTGGCTGGGTTTGTATTTCAAGCGGGACGTTTAGCGCCGCGTCGACTACTGGTGGAATCACGACTGGCACAAAAGCGTTAGTGTTGGCGGCAGCAGCGGGATTTTTCGCTGGTGATTATATAACGATTGCAGGAGTTACTGGAATCAAGCGAATTGTAACCTTGGTTGGGGCGGCTGCCACGATTGATTCTAACGCTGATGCGACTGTCGCCGCAGCTGCCGTGGCCACACCTGCTCCGACGTTTGAAGTTATGGGAGTTTTGAGCTAGTTGCTTTGTTCAAAAATTGAACATAGGGGAATTTGATGCCTAGAATACTTTACGGAAGCTCGACGCAAAACAGTTCGGCGGTTGACCTGTCAAGTGTCAACTACGATTACGAGTATCCCGAGGGGATTGATCTGAAGCCTGGATCGAAGCTTCATGACAAGCTGAGGGATGAGGTAATACAGCGGGCCAATGAGGCTAACGCTGCGGTGAGTAATCGTTACGAGAGCTGGAACAAAATCGATGAGGTGTTGACGACCTATATTTCGCTCGACGACGAAGAGGAAGATGTCAAGTCAGCTGATGGGCGAAAACCGGTGAGTATTATATTCCCCTATACTTACGCCATTCATGAGACTGTGTTGACCTACTTGGTTAATGCCTTCTTGACCGAGCCGATCTTTCGCTATGAGGGCGTGTCGCCTGAGGACACGATTGGGGCGGTGATGCTGGAGAAGGTTATTGAGGTTCATTGTAACAAGTCAAAAATAGCCCTCAACCTTCATACCATGTACCGCGATGCGCTAGCTTATGGTATTGGTGTTGGTGCGCCTGGTTGGACTGAGCGATGGGGCTACAAGACGGTGAAGCAGGAGAGCGGGTTTCAGAACTTGTTTGGGAGGTTCGTGGGTCAAGAGCAGGAAAAGGTCAGCGAAGAAGCATTGCTGTACGAGGGCAATAACCTGGAAAACATTGACCCATACCTCTACTTGCCTGACCCTAACGTAGCGATTCATGAGATTCAAAAAGGCGAGTACTGTGGATGGGTCTCGCGGGACAACTTGATGAACCTGCTTCGGGACGAGGAAACTGACGAGGACGTCTTCAATGTGAAGTATCTTCGTCAGGTCAAGAACAAACGGAGTTCGATCTTTGCCCAGGATAACTCACGCAGGTATGAGCGAACTGGCATGTCCAGTGCAGGTGTGCGAACCGGAGCTGACAACAACACCACTAATCCGGTTGATGTAGTTTATATGTATATCAAGATCATTCCGAAGGACTGGAATCTTGGTGATGGTGAGTATCCAGAGAAGTGGCTGTTTGCGGTAGCTAACGACAGCGTGGTTATCAAAGCTAAGCCGCTCGGCCTTGACCACGATATGTTTCCGATGGTAGCTTGTGCGCCGGATTTCGATGGTTACTCTGCTTTACCCCTTAGCCGTGTGGAGGTGCTTAGTGGACTTCAAGGAACGCTTGATTGGCTGTTCAATAGCCATATTGCTAATGTTCGTAAAGCTATTAACGATATGCTTGTTGTGGACCCCTATCTGGTTAATATCAATGATCTTAAAGATCCGAAGCCGGGTAAGCTCATACGGATGCGACGTCCGGCGTGGGGTCGCGGAGTTGGCGATGCCGTTCAACAGCTTCAGGTAAATGACATCACGAGAAACAACATAGGAGATAGTTCGTGGATAATCCAGGCAATGCAGACCCTCGGCGCGGCGGACAACCCGATGATGGGATCGCTGAGGAGCGGCGGCCCAGAGCGACTGACGAAGGGCGAGTTTCAGGGAACCCAAGCTGGCGCGGGTGCGAGGCTTGGGCGTATCGCGAAGGTCATTGGCTTACAGGCTATGCAAGACCTTGGCTATATGTTCGCCAGTCATGTCCAGCAGTTAATGACCCAAGAGCTTTATACGACTACTACCGGGCGATGGCAAGAAGTCCTTACGGGTCACATGGGGCAAGAAGCTCAGAGGATGAAGGTTAGTCCGTTTGATGTGCTGGTGGATTATGACGTTCTTGTTCGTGATGGAAGTGTTCCTGGCGGGAACTTTAATGAGAGCTGGACTCAGATGTTCCAGATCATAGCTAGTAATCCTGAGCTACAACAGAGCTTTGATATTGGGCGGATCTTCAAGTACATCGCCACTAACATGGGCGCGAAGAACGTGGATGAGTTCGTGCGGGTGAAACCTCAAATGATGCCTGATCAGCAAGTTCAGGAACAAGCGCAAGCTGGAAACATCGTTCCCTTGCAGGAGGCTATGGGTGGAATTTAAAAGTTCAGTGACTGAAATGGATCACTTTATCGGCGGCCATGTTTACGAAGATATGATGGCGACCTTTGAGGATTGGCTGACTGGGGCGGTGGAGAAGCTTGAGGTTGAAAAAGATATTGATGAAGTCCGGCGATGCCAGGGAACAATCCGAGCCATGAGGGATGTCCTGCTCTGGGCCGAAAACTTTAGGGGTGACTTGGAGGATTTATAATGTCTATTGATGCAACTTTACCGACTGGAACAATGCTAGTTTCACAAATTGATGATTATATTCGTGAGGATCGGCTGCAGATTAACCTGTTGTGGGATGCTATTACGGCCGCGAATTCGACTGAAACAGCCCACCTTATGGGAGCTGGTGATTTCTCGATGGCGGTAGGAAGTGATCTTGAGGATGTGATTCTTGAGGCGATTGTACTAACAGGAAATGCTCTGGGAAATGACCTGATGCAGATTACTGGTGGAAGTGGTGGAATGGTTAAGGTGATCAAAGCTGGTGATGCTAATGTAACTGTCAAGCATGATGCTAGTTATATTGATCTAGCTGGTGATGTTGACTATGCGCTGGCTGATGGTAGTGTTCTTGGCCTGATCAACATTGGCGGAACAACTGGCGTGAACGGTGTGTGGTATGAGTTGTTTCGTGGTAGTGGTAGTGGTGGAGGTTCCGAGTATAATGCTGTAAACATGACTGCTGGACAAACAGCTTTGGTAACTGGTACTGATATTAATGATGTTCCGACCGAGACTATTGGTCTGACAGCTGACGCAGCAGTTAACCTTACTACTTTGACGCTTGGTGTTTCTGGTAATGTCAAGTGGATTGTGGCGTTAGATGACGATATAACACTTGTTAATGGTATAGTTAATCCTATTGTGCCTGGAGTAGGTGGTATAATTTATCTTAACGCGCCTGTTGGTGTGGATCTGGATATGGATACTGGAGATGTTGTGGGGCTGGTCAACATTGGTGGAGATGGTGTCGCAGCTCATGGATATTGGATGGAGCTTAATCGTAAGCTTCAGGTTTAATACTTAAACTGTGTTCAATTATTGAACAAAGGAGGCTGTAATGGCAGACGCGGCGATGGAAATTGAGCAGGGATTGGATGAGTTGATTGATATGGTAGATGATGGGTTTGAAGACATAACTGGTGATGATCCTGTTGAGGAGGAGCCGCAAGATGAATCAGAATCAGAATCAGCACAACCTGTGGAAGACTCAGAATCTAGTGTGGAAGTTGAAGAAGCAGTTGAAGAGGCGCCAGAGGTTGAGTATGTTGAAGAATCTGTTGATGAGCAGCCTGATGTTGATGATAGGGATAGCGCTGATGCTGTGGATGATGAACCTGTGGACGATGGTATGGCTGCCTTAAGGACGCAGAACGAAGCGTTGCTTGAGCGGATTGAAGCGTTGAGTGGGCAGGTAATTGGCGGGGTGATGCAGCCGCAAACACAAGCTGCTCCGCAGGCTCAGCAAGCTCCTGCTCAGCAGCAAGTGGTGAATGTTCCAACGACTCCGGCTGCTATGCAGAACTTTCTGGAAAACACCTCGATTGATGATTTATTGGAGAATCCGGAAAAGTTCAACGCGGTTTTGAACCAGGTTTCACAACAGTCACAACAAGCTGCAACTCAGGGGGCAGTTCAACAGGTGCTACGAAGCGTGCCTGAACTGGTCATGGGCTATATCACTCGTCACTCTGCGATGAATCGAATGGTAGATGACTTTTATCTGGAAAATGCCGACTTGGCGAATGTGAAGCAAACGGTGGCCGCTGTGGCCAATGACGTCCACTCGAAAAACCCGGAGCTTGGAGTCGAGGAAGTATTTAAGCAAAGTGCTGAAGCTACACGTAAGCTTCTTGGATTGCAAAAGCAAGCTAAAACAGTTGCTAAACGTAAACCTTTAAAACCCGCGTTTGCTAAAGCGGGCGGTGCTAGAAAAGTGGCCCCGCAGATTAATGGTATTCAGCGGGAGATTAACGATCTTTTAAGTGGTGACTTTTAACGGAGGATTAAACAATGTTAGAGGAAAGAAAAGCTGCAATTAATGATGGTCAGGTAAGGGATAAGTATGAGTTTGTTACTGCCGCACTGGTCATGGATGTTTATGATATGTGCGTGGAGTGTGATACTACAGCCGCTGCGTTCGCTGTTACTTTGCCGAACGTGGCGTTGGCGAAGGGAAAGATCTACACAATCATGCTTGTGACTGACGGTGGTTTTGATGTGACGATCCAGGACAATGATGAAGCAAAGTTTTGGTCGAATCTTACTCTTGATGATGCTGGAGATGGATACGCCCTGTACTCGAATGGTCGCCAGTGGTTTATTATATCCACTGTCACGCCGTAACCAGGAGGATTAATTATGACTTGGGATGGAGATATGCTTAAAGCTGGGATTGATTCTGACGGTAAGAACATTAATGTGTTCGATGGAAGTATTACCGCCAACAACTTTCCCAGTCTTGCAAATAGAACTATTTATGTGGATAGCAATAATGGGAGTGATACCTATACTGGCAACAGCCCAGACAGAGCTAAAGCTACTATTCAGGCAGCTGTGACTATTGCCAATTCGTCTACTTATGCCACTAAAAACGTTGATGTTTTGGTGCTTACTGGCATTTATACGGAAGTGGTTAACTTTTCCAGGGCTGGAACCGGGCTTGGCGACGCTGTTATGTTGTGGGCTGACGGTGGAGTCAACATTGGGCTGATCGGTACGATCAGGTTGATTGCTATTGGGACTGTGTTTTTAACCGGACTTTCAACTTCGGTGTTTCCGACTATTTCAATCGGCCGGCCGAATGTAGAGATTCACAACTTTGCCACGATCAAGATGATCAGTGATGAGACTATTTCATCTGGCTGGACATCACAAGAAGGTTCGACCGTGAACCATGTTGGGATGCCTGCCGTGTTTGTGGAGGATAACTGGAACGGCACCACGCTGTTGTTTGGTGCTGGTAACAACGTGTTTATTAACAACTGCCGGATTAACGGTGGGAACAAGACTGACGGTGGGGCCGTTTGTAATTATGGTTCCAAGTGGGTTCATGTGAAGAACTGCCTCATGGAATATGGGGAAGGTTACGGCATGGCTACCGTTGGTTCGCAAAAGGGCACGCCTGCTGAGTGTACGACCGAAGGTTGCACGTTTCAGCAGAACACTGATTGTGACATCATGCACGGTAACAATGTGATTCACTGGGTGCGGGAATGTAACTTCCCGTCGCTGACTGTGACC